GCTACTGGCCCGTTTAGTTTAGCCTGTACTATAACACTGCGATCTTCTGCTAGTGCTTCAATATTTGTTTCTGAATCTGTGCCTGATACTTTAACTAGGTCAATAATGCCTAAGCCGTAAGTATTTTTAACGATGTCTAATAGATGGTCTCTCATTTAATTCTCCTTTGATAATTGATTATATATGGTTTATTTAGATCTTGCAAGTCATTTGATAAATTTATTTTGATAATATTCTTCCTATTGCCTGTGCCCGTTTTATTGTTGCTAATACCCCTGGCTTTCGTATTTCGATCCAACTAATATGTTTTACTTGATCATCAGTATTGGGCAAATCGTAACTATTAACGATAGTATATCCAAGTTCATTACATACTGCTAGTATTTTTCTTTTTGATATGAAACTCATACCACCAGTTTCTGATAATCTGCATGAATCAAATATATCCCCATTGTTATAGCTAAACATAAAAGCTCCACCCGGACGTAGTAGGTTGATTAAATTGATTAAATAATTTTCTAATATTTCAACTCCTGCAAAATTAAAAAACATCCAACTTAATATAAATCCAAATTGATTATGTGGCAATGCCTGCATGTTATGATTTGATATCACATATTTTCTTATTCTTTTATTGTAAAGGTCATTGAATTGTGCGGTAGCTTCGTCGATATATGTTAGATTGTCATCACAAATATATAATGGATCATTAGCTATTAATTCAGCAGTATATTTCTGTGCTAGAGATCTACAGCTTAATTGCATCGCAGGAAAATGCCAATCAGCATGTTGGTGTATATTTGATCTGATTAATAAATCGATCTCGTTGGATATAATAAAATTTATGCAATGATAATGGACAAAAGGTTCATCAGGACTTTTTCTAAGTAATGTGTCTGCTAGTTGGTCAATAGCATCGTTTACATCATCAATCACCGCCGGCAATTTATTTTTTATTTCTGTAGATTTTTTACGTAATGTATCGTAGTCATTTAATATATCACGTAACTTATCATGTGCGATAGATTCTTCTATGTCTGTGTTTTCAGTTAAGATTAAACTAATATTATTATATAAGTTATCCAAAGAACTATCCTGTTCTAAGAACTCAAGTCTTTTGGTTATACTGTCACGGAAGTTAATTAATTCACTGACTAACATGTTTATTCAAATGTAAACAAATTATCAAATGTAGTTGCGATCTGTGTGTTCTCAGCGATCTGCCATTTCAACACACCCAATAAGTTTTCTACCTTTTGATCCACGATACCAGTTTCCATGCTGGCATCATCAAATGGTAGTTCTTTGAACCACGCAGGAATATGCGTTTCATCTGTGGGGTATCCGACACTGCTATAACCCAGGGGATTTTCTTTAAGTTTACACACCACAGTTTTCATACCATCGACGATGGCCATACTATATTGATCACCCATCATACGTTTCAAGTTATTCCAATTCATTGCCGCTCGCACATGCCCTGGCATGTTAGCTTTGCCTAGCCGCTCTTCTTCTTTGCTATACTTGGTCAAGTTGTTTACACGTTTAGGTGTGCCTTTTTCCCAAGCTGGGCGTTCTGTAAAGATCAATTTAAAGTCTCTGACTTTGTCAATGATCGCTTCACGACCTGTGCCTGTTAGCACAGATAATAAGACGTCACTTAAGAAGTCTTGGATGACTTTTGGAGTATCTGAACGCTTTAAATCTAGGCCCATAGCCTTTACTTTACCTGGCGTACCGTGACTATCTAAACGATGCCCTTCCATATCATAGATCAGGATAGCATAGCGTTTCTTTTTAATAAACAGGCCTTTGAGTGATACACTTTCACGCCCACCTTTGATCAGTTCACCCTGGCATCGTGGAGTATGGAATGCTTTCTCGCAGAATTGTGGAAAACTTCCATTGACTTGATCAGCGATGCTGTCATATAAGCCTACTGCTATGTCTTTGTTCCATTCCATCTTACCTTCTTCAACATCTTTCTTAACCATTGGATAAGCACTAAAATAACACGAGTCAGTATCACCATAGATAATCGCTTCACCAGTGTGATCATATATGCCAGAGATGCATTCATTGATATAAGCATCCATGTGACGGGCGATGGTCCTACCGGTACGTGTAGTCGACTGTCCAATGCGCTTGTCAAAGAATCTACAACCAGGATTAAGAATAGCACCATACAAACTGTTCAAGTTAATCTTCTTAACTAGCTGTCGTTTGTCCCAGAATGCTGTGTCTTCATCTGTGACAGCTTCTTTTTTCTTAACCTGCATGTCTTGTCGTTCGCGATACCAACGCTCTAGCAAGCCGGGTATGATACCTTTGCGTTCATTATTAAATATAGTGCCGTTAGCTGATAAGATCCAAGGTTTATTACTGTCAAAGATTAATCGCCAAACATCTGCGGCACTTAGGACATCACTTGAGCCATTGGCCCAGTCAATGGTAATCTCTGTGCCAATCTCGCCATTCATCACAGCAGAGTATTCTAAACTACCAAATAAACCTTCCCAGGCGTCAGCAAAACTGCTGCCCGCTGTTTGTTTTTCTTTAATATAGTGCTCAGTCATGGTCTGACGTAGTTGTCCAACGATAGTCTCTGGTCCCATGTTTAGTGCGCGAATAGCTGAGGGATATAGTGAGTTAATGTCGATGGCACCGATATAGTCATGCATGCCTGCTTTAGGAGTTGCCACATACGCACCTGCCGCCTGTGTGTCAAACTGTTCATCGCGATTACGATTTGGCACGACCATGCCCAGTTGATGTGCTTCGTTGATGATAGCCTGTTCTGTAACTGCTACTGCTCCCATGGTCGTCTGTAGTAATACAGTATTGTCATGTGCTAGTTCATTGGCTAGATCTAAGAAGCGTAGTTTAGTGTCCAGTTTGTGTAATAGTGCTGTATCCTGACGATTGTATTCGATGAACTTGGCAAAGTCTTTGTTATATAGTTGATCTAAGGTGCCTTCGTATTGTGTTTTACTTTCACCTAGTTCATATTCTGAGATAGCATCTAGGCTATAACTATGACGTTCTTCATAGGTATATTTGCGATACAGTTGCATATAGTCCATATGCACACGACCAATCAGGTCAAATGTCATATTAGCCGCACCAAAGCGTTCAAACTCACGTTGCTTGGGGAACTGCCCCCATAAACAAAAACGTCGTGTGTCATCTTTGCTTAGGACACGATTGGTTCTCTGCACCATGTAAGGAATATCAAAGCCTTCTGAATTCCAACCTGATAATATGTCTGCATCATCGATCAAGTCCAAGAATGTTTTGAGTAGGTCTTCTTCACGTTCCATCAAGAAACAGTTGTCATAGTTCTTGGCGATCTCTTCAGCAGTTTCCCAGCTCATTGATTTGGGTGGGATAACCATGGTAACTAATTTATCTAGCCAATCTAGGTATACTGACACCGCAGTGATTGGATTGAATGGATCTTCTGGACGACTGAATCCTCGTATTGGGTCAAAGTCAACCTCAATGTCGAAGAATGCTGTGTGTAGTTTAGGTGACTTCTGTCCTAGATAGTTTTCTTCAAGACAACGGAACACGGGATTGATATCACTTTCCCAGATACGTTTACCGCTATTGATTTTAACTTCTTTGTGGAATTCTTTACCTATCTTAGTGCTAAAGCGTGACACGGGGGTGTCGTAGATAGTGCGGAATTTACCGCGAGGATCATCGTAGTAAAATGTATAGTTGGCTGGAAATTCTTTGTATTCTCTTTGCCCATTCACACGCTCAACGATGTAAATGCGATCTTTTGTTCTGTCGAACAATGCGTCAATATATGCCATGCTTTTCCTTTTTGTGCGACTTCTAGCTCACACACACTCTTCATGCCCGGGTGGGCGTTTTATTAATTATAACACTAATACTCGGTAAAATCCTATACTATCAATGATAAAAAGTGTCATGGTAGTCATCAATAAGCCAAAACTTCCACGACTGATACTGGTGAAAACACTGATACTTAATGCTACGAATATGATTGGATATACCACTAACCAATCGGTATAAGGCACGGTTAGACTAACCGACAATGCTATTACTATGTTTAATAACCAATTACATACTTCTAAACATAATCTGGCAGGATGGCTGTGCCAATCTCGCTTGACAAATTCAACAGTTTGCTTCCAATTTATCTCCATAATATTTTCTGCCATAAATTATGTAATTCTTGGGCCTGATCCAACGGAATCTGTAAATTAAAAAATTTGTTAATGTTATCAATGATAGGAGTAATATCTTGTCGAAAAAAATCTCTAACTTCTATCTCAAATATCTGGTGATCTTTGATCCCAAGATATTTCACAGTAGCTTCTCTTGAATAAACAAACTTATCAAATGAATACCCTGAGTGTTCAGGATTAGTAATACTGGCTCTAGCAGTTAATATTTTTCCGTATCTTAGTTTTGCACGTTCATCAATAATATCATGTGATTTTGGATCATTTATCGTTATTATTACTATCGATCTATTTTTTAAATGTTGGGTATCATTCCCGTATATGTTCATGGCATGACAAGGATGTGTGCTATTTTTATATTGGGCAAAATCGATACTGTCTAGATATTGTTCAAACACCGTTGAATCAACTAATGCATGTGAAATGCCGCTACCAACAATTGGCATTGCGTGTGCGTGGATTGCAGTGGGCTCGTTATACCAGGCTAAAAAATTTTGATATAAAACATCATGGTTAATAGCCCCCAATGGGAAAAAAGACCGATCTAAAGAAAGTAAATTCCGTAGATGATGCCCTCCTCCCAGTTCGGGATACAAAACAAAATAAAAATTATGATTTAAAAAATCAGATATTTTTGACAATTATACTGTGCGTCCGACTGTTTCGAGAATATCTTGAACTGTTTCGTGATCAGCATTGGTCTCAGTTAGTTTTGATTTTTGAGCGATCTTGATAGCTTTTTTAAGCAAGCTAGGTTTGATTTCTAATTCTTCTGCGACAGCTTTTACAGTATCATTCAAGCCTGCGCTCAAATCTTCTACTTCTTGTAATACAGCGATACCTTCGTTAATTAGCTGGGTTAGTTTGGCTTTTTGTTCGCCTGAAAACATTTTTGATGCCATGATGTGGCTCTCCTTGGTTGAAAAATATATTATACTATAATTATATATGCGTGTCTATGACTTTATAAATTTTTTAATCCTTCTTCTAAATGATATAGTCCAAGATAAAAACTAGCAACGATACTATCGATATCATCTTTGGTACTACCGCCTAATGATAACCAAACTAAACTATGTATAATTTTTATTTTAGTAAACTCTTTGCCGAAGAATTCTTGAAATATAGTATCGTCAAATCCTGAGGGAGCTAATAATATATCAGCGGCTATATCGTTAAAATGTAATTTAAACTTTCTTCGATTGAAAAGATCAAAACTGCCGCCAACTGATAGATAAACTTTGGCAAAATCATAATTAGGGTCGCCCCAAACTCCTAATTTACTGAAATATCCCCGAGGATCAATAAACCATGGATTTAGATTGTCATCTACCAGAGTATTACTAAATGTTGGATCACCATGTATCGGAGTAAAATAAGTTGGCATTGTTTCTTTAAGTATGACATCAAATAAATCTTTATACCTTTCTGAAAAAATATTCCTGCATTTCTTACCATTGATGGTAATAATTTCTTCGTTAAAATAAGGAATTATTTTTGATACAGATTCAACTCTATTTTTAGTTTTTGTTATATACACATCTGCAACTTCTTGGGGGACAGAAGGTATATTTCCTAGGGTATGCAAAGAAATCAACATGCTCAAATGATTATACAATAGTGTGTGTCTTTGACGGTCAGTCAAATCCAGCATTTCATGTGCGTGTCTGCCATTGATACGTTCTAATACAAGCGGAGTAGTAGAAATAACTTTAGGAATGTGGGCAAATCCAAGCTGTGTTACTTGTTTATACCAATTCTTTTCATTTTCTATTAGATTTTCATAGTTCGGATCACAGGCTTGTTTTTCAACTGTGGTATCATTGATAATAATTTTGTTGTAAAATCTACCAAATCCTGCCCTATCATTTTCTATCTCTACAGACGTATCATCACCTATTTCTTGTGCGTTATTGCATTCTATAGTAACAAAATTTGTAATATTAGGAACAAACCAATCATCAGTAAAATCTCCACTAGCAGGTATATCTAGCAGAAATGACGCATTAGGAAAATGATACATACCCATGACGCCACTGGTTGGGTGAAAAATTTCTTTCATTTTTTTATCATCAGTTACTGAATATCTACAAACAAAAGACGAAGTAACATAAACAGCAGGAAGCGTCGATTTATTCCAATTTGGATCCTCTCCTAGTATTATATCACTCCACACTAATAAAATTTCATCCAGCGGATTGAGTTTAGTAACTATAGATCTAATCCCCGCTAGTGTTCCGTGATCGTCGGTTTTATATAGTGTGTAGTTAATATTATTACCAGGGGGGTTGATTTGAAAATACTTCTCTAACATATCATATGCATAATCACCAATGACATGAAATTGTGCAGTAGGAAATCTATCAAACAATTGATACAAGATCGTTTTACCACGGATAGATGTCAGGCATTTTGGCTTATTCCATGTGTGATGTCTCAAGCGACTTCCGCGGCCTCCTGCTTGCACAATTATATGTAGATTTGGTATTATGATTTGATTGTCCATAGATTGATAACTGTATTATACTACAATTATGTATGCGTGTCTACGATATTTGATTAATTTATTCTACACTTGCGCAGGATACGTGTGGCTGTTTGGAATTCTAATGCTAGATCATCGTATAGGTCTTCTGGTGGGCGTTCTGCATAAGCACGATTTAAGTAGGCCATCTGCCCCATATCAGCGTAGTATACTTCAGTAGGCCAACGATACCGACCCCATTCCATGCTGTTGATCAGCAGGCATTCATCACCTACATTTTTGAGTAATTCTTTTTTGGCTTTTACGGGAAGATTGACGCTGGTTAATAGTTTAACACCTACGGGCACTGTGTTGACTTGTGGTTTGTCTAGATAGTGTGCAAACAGATGCACTATGTAGGCTTCTATGTTTTCTGACAGATTTATGGCGAGTTCGCATTCTGCTCTGCGAACTAGTTCATAGGATTCTCTAACGTAGACATCCCAATTGGTCACTTTATTTTTTTCTTCCGCGTCTCATGTTAAGTTGCCAGCGTGCTAGCTGACCTTTACGACCTGCACTATGACTAGCTTTTTCTAGTTGTGATATTGTAGCACCTTTGGGAATGCCATGACGTTGGCTATCACCTGGCCGTCCTGGACCCTTACCATCAGCAAAGTTTTCATCTAGGACCCAGGTGTCGGGAATTTCACCGTATCGTTCAGTCCATAGGTCATGTAGTTTCTGTCCACTGATATTATACGTTTGTGCTATGCGTGTCATGATCTTGTCAATTTTATCATAAGCACTTTTATCGCTGTCATTCTTTAATTCTGTTTTACGCTTTTCTAATGCGGCTTTTAGTTCTGGAACTGCACCTTTAACATCACAGCGTTTACCTTCGGGTAACATAATAGGTGCGGCTGTTAGATATTTAGGATATTCAGTATTAAAGTGTCGCATGATGATGCCAGCTTTGACGTGTGCATCATTTTCTACAGGCGATCCTGTGTGCCAAGATCCTGAGCTCAGTTCATGCTCTTGACCTTGACCATAGTGTGCTAGCTCGTGTGCTAGGGTGCGTAGGATGTCATTTGGATGGCGATTGTTGATCACACAGTAGACTACTTTTTCTTCGTTGGTAAAGCGACCAAACGTTGGGACATTGGTATTGTGTAGTTCTTTCTTTAGGACGATCTTAGGAACATGATCGAGATTTAATACTTTAAGTGCCACAGGTAAGAAATCACGTAGTGCTTGGATAAACAAGGGTTCTTTGTTGTAATCTTCAAATAAGTCTAGTGTCAGCATTATGTATTTATATACCTACCACGTTTATCTTTAGCCAATCTTCAGGGATAGTATCAAAATCTCTTGGGAAGAATGTGCGTGCTTTGCTGATAGCTTGTTCTTTGTTGGTTGCCCACACTTTACGGGTTGGGGGTTCACGGCCTGTTCTTTGGCGATATAGCTCTTGTGGATAGATAAATCTATCTGATCCCGGTACATCGGCATCTGGATTAAAGGCCTGTTGCGCTATGGTAAATTCATACTTCATAGCACCTTCATCCGGTACAGCATCAACCATATCAGCTGGACGTTCTGGATTTACATA